TAGAAAAACCTGATGCAGTGGCAAATGTGTTTCCATATTGTCCATAAGTTGGACTGAAATCGTTTCTTGACTGAGCAGGATGAGATGATGAAACTATTAATCCTGATCCTTGTGATCTATCGACTGCCAATAGTTCAGTACCTAATGGATAATGTCTTACTAATGTATCATATGATCCGGTAGCTGATATTGATGAAACATAAGAACTAGGATTAAGTGTATGAATATCAAATGTATCTCTATCAAAATCTTCTACATATTCTTTATATTCTTGTATTGAGCCTGAGAAGGTATTGTTAGCTGCAGCTCCGCCTAATGTTTGAATAGCATTTGCTACACCATAACTATTACTACCTAAATTTGGATATGAACCTAAGAATTGAACAAGTGTATTACTAGCAGATGCCCATGAACTAAAATGTCCAGAATCTGTAGGTGTTATATTGATACTAGCAGTATGAATGACCTGACCTACTCTATAATCAGATGCTTTCTGTACTTCTACTGAGTATGTAGTATTGGTATTTGAACCTGTGTTAAAATGATCAGCATCTGTAGAATAATATTCTGTAATATTCCAAAAATCTCCATCATATAAAGGTACAAATTCTGATGCACCCGAAAAATTGGTACCTTGAGCGGGCGCTGAGACGGCATATAACACTCTACCATATCTATTACTTCCTGAATATGAACCAGTATATTGAATTGCAATTCTAGATAGAAGTCCTGTACTCGATCCTCCTCTACTATATAACTGCATACTTTGTAATTGATCTGGCTTAAATCTAAATTCTCGTTTTATAATCGGAATTTCGCCGCGGTCTATTCCGCCCGGTCCAACATTGGTGTCAAAACTTGAGCTAACATATTCAGCAGCAAAATTCAAGTTTGATCCAGAATTAAATTGTAAAGCGTATGCAAAGCGATCTTCAATGAGAACTGGCTCATCTTCTCTTACCTTAGGCCCTCCATATTCTCTTATACTTAACAAAGATTGTGGTATGCCATAAATGTTCATTATACCATGTATAGCTCTCTTTGTTCCTTTAGTTTTAAGAATGTAAGGTAAATTGTTATACATTCTTTGCCAAATTTCGGCAGTAAGATCTTCGTTAGATTTGGAAAATAATGATCCAGTTTGAGCAAAAGCTCCGGAGCCAGAATCTATACCTAATGCATATTGTGACAATGCAGTAGCCTGATTACCATTTGTTAACTGCCATCCTAATGATTGAGCTAATTCATAATAAGTATCTTTATGTTGTCCTAATTTAGGATGTTGTTCATCATTATAAACATCTGTTATATTATTAACATATGCATAAATTATATCATAATGATGCCCGATCATGTTGATAAATTTCAGATACTGATCATTATTACTATCATTTGTAATAAATTCGGGCACTGTTTTTACTAATGCGTTATCATTTTCAGTGTCAAATAATGATGCAGTAGCAATCGCTGAATTATACCAGCTGGTTACTAAACTTGATGTTGTGTGATGTAATACATATTTGCCATTAACAATATGTTTAGGCCAAGATGATAATCTATATTCCTGAGCTCCGATAAGACCGCCTTCGATAACCATATTATCATCAACATACTGTGAAAATTTTGTGAAAAGACTACTAGTAGATTCATAATATAAGTAACGCTCAAAGCCGTCAAATTTACCAATGATGTCATTTTTCTTTGATCTTAAAATCTTGATGTTGTTTGATAATGCGTTATTTGTAGTAGCATTAGCTCCACCTAAGGTAGTTAATTGCCGATCATATAGTTGTATTTGTTCTATTTTATCTTTAAAATTCTTTATTCGATCTTCAGCTGATGAATAAAAAACAAAGTTTTGAAATCCGCTGTAATCAATTTTAATTTTATTGTCAAATGATTTGGTTACAAAAGCATTTAATACTTGCTCAGATACTGATAATGATCCTTCTAATAAGTCATTGTAATTTGCAAAATCAGTTTCAGTGACAGTGCCGGCAGTGTAATTTTCAAAATTTGCACTGCGCAGTGTATTCAAAATCTCTGGCTGGTCAAAGTATGATAAACTAATATTATCTGTAATGGAATCGGTTATTAATTCTACAATGAAACAAAAACTATTATCTACTATACTTTCAGGTATTGGTTGATATAAACGCAGAATAATATCAGTAGGACTAGTCCATAAAGCTTTATTGACTATTCTATATAATTCATTTTCACCAAAATTCACAAACAAATTATCAACAGCAATTGTATAGTTTAGCACACTACTAATTACAGGTTGACCATTGTAAAAGGCTATCTGTTCAGTATTAGTATTAGGATCTAAGGTTGTCTGATATACGTTCTGCGTATATGCATTGGTAACACCGATATTAAGAAAATTGTTAATATCATCAGCAAAAATTTTAGCTGCCGGATCTAAAGTTAAATGAATCTCTCTACGATCGGGTGATATGTCCTTAACTGTAAAAGGCTGTGAAGTGTTATCTCCCAAAATATTTCTATATACATTGACAACAACTTCAAATTGACCTCTGGTGATACCGATACGTTCCAATTCATTGTTATAATTGATTATAAGTTCATTACTTTCAATATAGTAATCAGTTATAATGCCACCAGCAATTCTGGTATCAGCTACTGGATTAATATTATTCTCAGAAGGCGCATAGACCTGCATCTCTACAACAATAGAAGAATTACTTTCCAGGTATGGTAATCCTACTCCCGTATCCGGAACTACAGTGACAGTGGTGGGATTCAATAATTGTACATGTTGCGGTAACCAGGTAGACGCTACCAACGTCGTTGGTGTCGAAATGATTTGATCTGAATTTGTAAATCTTTGTAATGACACTACTAGCTCCTTATATAATTATCATAGACAAAACCATTTGGCTGAGCATTATTCAAAGCAGTTGCAGCTTGACCTGGGAAATTATAAAAGAAATCCTTACCCTGTGTATCCGTAAATAATTTTCTACGTACTAATTGTATGGCATTGTACTGTGCAATCAAATTTTGTCGTTGATATTGCTTTGCTTCTGATCTTAAAAATGCTGGTATAAAGAATATACCAGATGATACTTGACGATTTAACACTGAATTCAATGCTAATAGAGCATCATACGCTGTTTGCATTTGACCTGGATCAGTAGCAGTAAGTATTAATTGGTCAATGTAACTCATGACAGCAGTTGCATTTGATAATACATCACCGGTTATGAATCTATATGTATCAATCAAAGATGCTATTGCTTTGAATGTGGCAAAATCATCTTTGATCTGATTGAATATCAATAAATCTATATATTCATTACGCCATAATAAGTCTCTCAACGTACGTCTGTTCAGATTAGTAGTATCATGTCCAGAATAATTACTATTCGGTGTAGGTCCTAGAATATCAGTAGAAATGATACGAGATGTTACTGTGGTATTTTGTCCTACAACAGTAGCACCCGGTATTTGTATATTACTACTCAGTATTGGCCCATAACCAGGGATATCTGTATTTTGTAAGTTAGTTATGTCTGATATTAGACCAGCAATTGCATCATTGGTGACTGTAGTCAGAGGCGTTGCTTGTGGAACACCAAAAATTTCAGGTGTATCTCCAATATTGAAATTGGAATTCCAGATACGTCCCCAACCGAAACCTAAGATATCATCAATGTTATTATCTGACAATTCATCTAATGCCTGCCCCGTATCTGATAAACATCTGAAGAAATTACTATTGGTAGCGACATTAACAACATTGCCATTATTTTTCAGACGTTTCAATTTCCATTGACCTGAAGGAACCACCAATGTATTGAATATTGGACTGTTACCATCAAACATTTCATTGATCTCATCAATAGCTGGCCTGTTATATGAATCATAACTTATTTGTGCCAAGCCTAATATGGTAGCTGTGTTTATCCATAAATCATTTAATGAATCTCTGATAGAATCAATTTGCCCTTGTTGTATCGCCTGCGCTGTGTAATCAGCGAATCGATTTTCAGGATAATATTTTATAGATCCAGGCGGTTCATATGGTTGCAGCTCTGTCTTACTGAACATATCGTAACCATGAGATTCAAAATCTATGTAATTATTAAACTCAGCTAAGTCAAGTCCTGGATTACCATCATCACCTGGATCATTACCACCATCAGATGTTAAGATATGAGGAAAGGCATTCCATACAGGCTCTAATTCTAATGCAGTATCAGTTTGATTAGTACTAACAGCTCCTTCTGGTAACATTGATCTTATAATTGTGATACCACCATTATCACATAAAATGTTAATCAATCCAGTCTCTCCATAACGACCCGCAGCTCCAACAATATTATTTGCAGGATCTGGTTGTACAGATCCATATCTGGATATGTCATAGTCATTGACATAAGCATATTTTTTGATCACAAATACATCAGTGACTTGTTTCCAATGACCATGTACCATCATTCGTAAATTATTTACAAGATCGTCAGATTGTACTGTTGTGAAATTTGCCACTTCATCATCATCCCAATTACCGGTCAAATTTGGCCAATCTAAAACAACCATCTGACCTTCGAATTTTTCTCTCATTTTTTCATTGAATGTCTGATCCTGGAATACACGTGGAGCATATTGTACTTGTACGGTTGGCACACCGATTGTTGATATCGGTAAAATGTAATCACCAGGGTCTCTGACAAATGGCGCTACTGGCAGATAACCAGTTCTGAATCGTATATCATAGTTCCATTCTGCTGATCTATCTGGCATCGATCGTGCTATGAATTCGTCATAAGGTGTAGATACAGTACTAAAAAATGTTGTACCATCTAATGACATATCAAATGTTGTGAAATCGGCTTCTTCTGCTACTATAATGGAAGCATACGTTTGCCCATCTTCCACTAACATGACATCTAATGTTTTATAATTTGGTATTGGTTTGGCAATACCATTCTCTATGTAAAATACACAGAATACATCATCTACAATAAAGTTATTTGATGATAAATTATGAGGACCAAATCTTATGTAACTGTCATGAATGTCTAATAAATCTATTGACTTATTAGCAATGAATATTTTACTTTGCCCGGGCTCTAACACCTGATCATCTTGTACAAAATGACCAAAACCTGGATCTAAAACATCTTGTAGTATTGTATTATTAGAAGTCGGAACAGTTTGCTGTAAACTATAAAAGGCATATTCATTTGTTTGAGTATCTAATTGTAAAGTGCCAACATCATTTCTATCAGCTATTAAAATACCATTTGGAGTGTTACTGCCAGTATAATTACCATGATATTGCTGAATACCGATTTGTCCAAAATTATTAGGCATATAGTATACAGTATTATTCAGTTCATGTATATGATAAGTATTATAAGGAGATGCTGCTCTAGCTGCAAATTCTGTAAAATATAATGGATAATATCCGTTTATAGTAAACGGCTCAGCCGGGAATGTATTATTTGCAGAATTTAGAAAAAAAGTATTTGACATAACATGTTATTTAACTACTTTGAAATAAAAATCATCAAATGTTTGTACATCATCGCCTCCATCACGTTCAATTTTCAATTTTATTTTGTAAAATCGTTCTGGGAAGAATGAATCCATTCTTAGTTTAAAGAAACTGCCATTTGCGTCACAATCAATTCTTGTAGCGGTAGTATCAAATGGTATTATCACATCATCTGTTACTGAATCTAAAATGCTATAAAAACTTGATGTTGGTAATCTGTTATCGGTTAGAAAGAATGATGATGTCGTATATGTTTTGGTAGGAAATTCTGGACGTACTCCTATTCTAAACTTTGCTATATCATTTGTTCTATATTCATCTCTGATATTCTTAATGTAAGGCACATATGTCTCAGAGTTAATTTCAGCTGAACCAGTATTTGTAAATGTTGTATTATCAAACGCCACTTCTAACCTTGGTACAAATACTGTATGAGTTTCTCTGCCATAAAACTGAATTGATCCTAAAATATCACCGGATAATTCGTCGGTTTTAGAACGTTTAACAATGAATCCATTGTTAGTAATATCCTGATCAACCCAATGCTTTACTATGTCTGTAACGTTCATTCTGATATCAGGTACTTCATTTTGAAATGATTGCGAAGCTTCATATGTAGAGCCAGTAATCCAAGTACCGCCTCCATTGGTAATAGTCGCTGATGCGTCGCCACTTGAATGTGCAACGGATGTGTTCCATAATACTGCATTTGGAGTTCCAGATCTATATAACCATGATACACCATTACGAACCTCAGGTGTATCTGAAAACATACCATTACCATTTGTCCAGGATTCAGATACAGGATACGCTTCTAGGCTATAACTACGTAATAGATCTTTTGATTCAGCAGCAAACATTTTGAGAAACACTGAAGATGAGTTAGCTGAATTACCTAATGGTGGAATTTTTCCATTATTAATTTCAGTACGCAATGTATCAATTTCGGAACCAAAGTCTAACAATATTCTAGTATTGAGAGTGTCATTGAAATCAGCTGATGCTGATGATAATTTGATAAGTTCTAATATCTGATCTATACCAGTATTACGTTCAGTAAATCTTTCATAAATTGTTGCATCGCGTTCTGCGTAAAATAGTCTATACATAATTATACATTTACAGTTCTACCTTGAATATCCTGATTTGGATATTTTACTTCAAAAATGCATGGATCTAAGCTAGGATATAATATTCCGTGTTTAGTTGCACTAGCAATATCATATACATTTCCAGAATATCCATTAGCAGTGGAAAATTTATTTTCTATTTCAAAACTAGTAACAGTTTGTACACCTTCAACTAAATCTAGATCAGCTTTAATAGCATTCAAATCAATACTTGCATTTATTTGCATTCTGTCAACGTCGAATAATACTTTTAATCTTTCAATACAATTCAATACTGCTTGGTTAGAATTATAATTTGGTCTAGCTATAATTTCAAAATTCAAAGCTATATTGACAATGAACGCATCTTTTATATTGATTGCATCAGTTAACATACGATATTCAGACAAGTATGTCCTAATATTTTCCTTTACAGCTAAATTAGCTGGAGTTAAATTTTTATTTTCATCCAAAGATAAAACATAAAGATTTAATGCTAATGGATTCTGAATAGTATAGCTAGGATAACTCTGATCATGTGTATTGATCTGCGTGTCTCCGATTATATAAGCTTTATCTACAGAACCGAACCTACGTGGCATTGCATAAATTCTGGAAATATAATCTTCTCTTGTAATTGCTCTATTCTGGGCTGCAAAGCTGGCAATTGCATTTTGTCTAATATTTTCAATTGATTCGCGATCTCCACCACCGGTGATAGCACCTGGATTAATTATTGCTAATGTATCTTTAGTATCATCTAAATTTACAGTAGACCCTTCATTGAGATATGTGACTTCATCTACTTCTGTGATAGTGTTAACTCCCGTATTGTCATTTATTCCTCCGCCGATTGTATAAGTGACAGTGAGTGTTGTATTGCTCGGAGCTAATCCATATGTACTCGTATAGAGAAAATTAGACGGATCTAAATTATTATTAGTTGTTCTTCTTAAATATTCAAGACCCAAGCCGACATTTTTTGGATTTGGTATAATCTCTTCATCAGCATCGGAACTGATACCAGAACCGAATTGTATTTCAACTTTATTATCAGCTCTAGTTCTAGTTACAAATCTCCTAGGAGTTTTTTTCAATTTCAATATATAAGGAACAGTAGATCTAAATTGGCTAAGTGTCGGGTCATTGAAAGGAATATTTAGAATATCATCGAATACTGTATCTTGAGCTAGATAATCCACTTCACGCCATTCGTTACCGGATGAATCTTTGATACTTACAATGTCTATGACATTATCTTCTGACAATACAATTTTGTCATAAGCTTTAGGATCATTGAAGATGAATTCCTGTGTATTAACTTCTCCAGATACTATTTCAGCTTCTTTTTTAAGTAAGTATCTTGCTATATCACCTGATGCATTCAGTTCATAAACTGTTATTTCTGGATCATTATTAAAATCAATAGGTTCAACTGTTCTATATGAAACACCTGTCTCTGATGACATAGTCATACCAGATGCTATAGATAATGCATAACGCATATCCGGTTCAATGTTAGCACCGGTGCCTATAGCTGGTACTAATTGATATACATCTATTTTACCGGTAGCTGCAGAAAAATTTCTAGCATCATATCCAAATAATTTAGACAATGTGATAATGCTACTGCGTTCTTGTGCTAGACTCAGTATTGATTCTCTGAAAGCCGTATCAGTGTAGTATGATAACACATCACCGACATACGATGACATTTCCATGAATAACATACCTGGCGATGTTTCATTGAAATCACTATATGTATTTGGAAAATAATTTTTTGTAAAATTAATTAGATTCTGCCGAAATTGTGCAAAATCTTTGTTCAAATATTTTACTTCTTTTTTAATTTGTGTCATAATTCATATCTCATTAATATGCGCCCGGTGATGTGACAGGAGCAGAACTGATTGGAACTAATTGGAATGATTGCTGAGCAGTACCTGCAATGGCGGTTTCTTCTGTATCAATCTGTAGTATCGCTTCTTCATCTAATAACACATTAATTATTATGTTAGCTCCTAAAGTAGTGACTGACACATCAAATTTAATATGAAGTCTTGCTAAGTCTCTATTTTCAGATACTAGTACATTATTCAGAGTAGCATATGGCAACCAATATCGAAAATCATTTTTAATTGATTGTTCTAAAACTGATAAAGTTTGATTAGTCAGATTTTCAAAAAGAGTATCAAAGACATCAGTTCCTAAATTAGGCTGCATGAATCGTTCACCTTTTCTGGTCAGTAACAATGACTTGATATTGCTTACAACTTGTTCTAATGTTGTGTATGATTGCACAAAAACTGATCCACCATCAGATGATCCAGACGCATAATTTGAAAATTCAGAAAATGCAGATGCAGGTTTATTGAATGGCAATTTTATGCCTATTGCAACATTAGGTGTTGTGTTAAACGGTTCTAATCTGTAGATTGGTCTGGCCATTATCTACGACCCTTCTTTTTGTCAATAGCTGTCATCAGAGCCGAATAATCTTTATTCATGATGTTTAAAACATTGGCAACGGCTTCATTGGATGTATCAACCGGCCGTCCGTCGATATCAGTAGATGGCGTGACATCTGGCTCTGAACTCATCATGCTTAATCCAGATTCAACTAATGGACCTGTATTCATTTCAGCGAAGTTTGTAGCCGTCGCTGTGTCATTCAACAGATCATTCAGAATGGAATTCTTTGAGAATGTCTTTTTTGTGACAGGCCTTCTGCGCTGTGGTTTGGCAGGCACTGGCTGCCGCTGTTCTGATAACACATCTTTCAGTATAGGCAGAAGTTCTTCAGTTAGAACATCTCTCATTTCCTGTCTGATCATTTGCCTTAAAGCTTGTGTAAATTTACCCATAGTATTACTTTACTATAAATATGAAATGTAACGGAATTATCCTTGTCTTTGTTCAACTATCAACGACTGAGTAGATTCTTCGAATATGTATACAGTGCTTGTCCATGGACGATCAGTCACTGTTCCATTAGATATTAACCTCGCTGATCTTGCTGCACGTGAAAGTGATTCCTGACTATCGGGCGGAATAGGATGTACAGTCATATGAAAATGTGGGCCAGATGCTGCCGAAGAGGGGTGATTATATTCATCTATGAATCTGAAAACAGGTTTTCCGTCTGGTCTAACATTATTAGGAGATCCGGCTATCCCATGTAAAATATTAGCAACTCTTGTTACATACGCTCTAGGCTTAACGACAAAATCCATAGCCACTCCCCTAGTGTGATTATTCACATATCCTAATCTTTGATGAAATTCATCATTTCCTCCGGTCATAGCAACTTCAACCATTGGCAACTCTCTTTTTATTTCATTCAATGCAAATATAGTCCAACTAGCCATTAGATCTGTTATGTCACCGCCATTTGAAATTTCGCCAACAAGCTTTCTAGTTATACGTCTTCCTTTTTCGCCATATCTGAATGCTCTTAATAC